TGAATGTTGGTATTTATACAACATCATTATTGAAAAATATGATTGGTGTATTAGATAACGATTTAACATTAAAAGTTGATAAAGCAGGTGATAAATCAGTATCATTAAAGTTATCTTCTGACGAAACCGAAACATCTTATCAATTAGCAGATTTGGGAGTTATTCCTCCTGTTCCGGATTTGAAAGCATTACCTGATTTTGGTATTTCAATTGATATGGCATCTAATATGATTGATAAATTCATTAAAGCAAAAGGTGCATTGAGTGATGTAGATACTTTCACAATCTTTACCGAAGGTGGTGATTTGAAGATGGCAATTGGTTATTCTTCTATCTCTACAAACCGAGTTACATTTACTGCACAAAAAGATTACGCAGAAACAGTAAAACCAATTTCTTTCTCAGCAAAGTATTTGAAAGAAATCTTAACAGCAAACAAAGAAGCAACATCAGCAAAATTAAAAGTTTCAACTGACGGATTATCGAATGTTGAATTCCAAATTGATGACTTTGTTTGTAAATATTATTTAGTAGAAATTTCAAATTAATAAAAATGAGTGAACAATTAGAATTATTCCCAACAGAAGTTGGTTATGAATTATCCCCAAAAGAAGAGGTAAATATTCCAGAAGCAAAACCAATTAAAGATGCTGAATGGTGTTTTCAATTTTTTAATAATGAACCTGTTGTATTTGGTTATCAAAATGAAGGTAGTGAATCACTTCCTTTGACTTTGCAGATATTAGCAAACGAAGGTGAATCATTAAATTTTAAACAAAACGGAATGGAATTTAAAATATTTCCAAGACCAATTTCAGAAGAAACTAAATTAGAAAGAGAAAGTGAAAGTAAAAATAAAGAAGCTTAGTCCTGAGGCAATCATTCCTACTTATGCAAAACAAGGTGATGCTGGTATGGATATGGTGGCAACAAAAATCATAAACGAAACTTTGGATTCTATTACATATGGAACGGATATTGCGATGGAAATTCCAGAAGGATTTGTAGGATTAGTGTTCCCTCGTTCATCTATTAGAAAAACACATTTACATTTAAGTAATTCAGTTGGTGTAATTGATAGTGGATATAGAGGTGAAATACAAGCTACATTTAAAAAAGTACAAGGAATAAGTAATAACGCATTAGACAATTACAAAGTTGGTGATAGGATTATGCAAATCATAATTATACCACATCCACCGATTCAATTTGAAGAAGTAGAAGAATTAAATAACACCGAAAGAGGCGAAGGCGGATTCGGTTCAACTGGAAAATAATATGAGTTTTTTCGCAAACGAAAACAATAAAAAAGAACATAGCTTGTGGGTGGAGAAATACCGTCCACAAACTCTTGCTGACTATGTTGGTAATGAAACCATCAAAGAAACAATTCAACAATACTTAGATGCAAATGATATTCCACATTTGTTGTTATACGGAAAAGCGGGTACGGGCAAAACCACACTTGCTAAACTAATCGTAAACACAATCAAATGTGATTTTATGATTATCAACGCGTCGGATGAAAACAATGTTGATACGGTAAGAACAAAAGTAAAGAACTTTGCATCATCGGTTGGATTCGCGGGTTTCAAAGTAATCATATTAGATGAGTTTGATTACATGACACCGGGAGCACAAGCGATTTTGAGAAACTTAATGGAAACATTCAGTAAACATTGTCGTTTCATCTTAACTTGTAACTATATTGAGAAAATCATTGACCCCATTCAAAGTAGATGTCAATCCTTCGCAATTACTCCTCCGACTAAAAAGGATGTAGCAGTTCAGGTAGCAAAGATATTAGATGCTGAAAAGATTAAGTATGAACCAAAGAATATGGCTGATGTGATTAATTCATATTACCCAGATATTAGAAGAATACTTAATACTTGCCAATTACAATCAGCAAAGGGAGAATTAAAAGTAGACCATAGAGTAATGGTTGAAGCAAACTTTGCAAACAAACTTATTGACTTATTGAAAGAAAATGACGATAAGAGAAATATGTTTATGAAAATTAGACAGGCAGTAGCAGATAATAAACTAAATGATTATTCGGAAATGTATACAATGTTATACGACAAAGTTGACGAATATGCAAGTGGAAATGTGGCAAATACAATTTTGACTATTGCAGACGGACTTTCAAAAGATGCATTGGTAGTTGATAAAGAAATCGTATTTATGTCAACAATTATACAAATATTAAACATTATAAAATAAAAAATTATGCAAGAGCAAATGAATCAATTACCACCAAATTTTAACTTAAACGATGCAAGAGATATGGATTGTGAATGTGGTGGAAAACTTTTCTTACCAGGATATAGATTTAAAAAAATAAGTAGATTGTTAACGGGTGCACCAAAGGATTCGGTTATGCCAATTGAATTATATGTGTGTGCAAGTTGTGGTAAACCTTTAAATGAGTTATTACCACAAGAGTTACAAGAAACGAAAATCATAGAATAATGGCACAAAAGTTATTTGACCATATTAATGCAATAACTACGGTACAAGACCCTAAATACTTTGATAAACTTTCGGATGAAGATTTAAAGACATGGAGTAATTTTATGATTAACCGATTCCTTTCAATGAAACCAGAGTGGGTTGAATTGGTTGCATCTTTATTACCATTGACACAAACTCTACAACCAAAAGAAATGTATAAATTGTATATTAGTGTTATTCCAAAGGGTAAATATTTTTTGAAGTATATCAAAGGTAAATCAGAAGATAAATACGAACAATTTATTGTTGACCTTTTAAAGAAAGAATATGACTGTTCCGAAAATCAAGCAATTGAGTATTTGGAAGTTTTATATGCAAGTAGAGAGGGTAGAGAATATTTGAAATATGTTAGTGAAAAGTATGGTATAGATAAAAAACAAATAACTAAACTGAAATTAAAAATATAATATTTATATAAAAATAATTTATGAATATTAGTTTCGAAACAGCAAAGGAACATTTTTTAGAACACGGATACTGTAACGCTTCATTAAAAGATATTGATTTAGATTTTTACAACTATTTAGAAACAAATTTTATTTCGGATAATAATTTACAAAATAAATTTCATCAATTAAGATTTGATTCGGAAGTGTTTAAAACGGTATATCGTTCCAGTATTGAAACATATGAAGATGCCAGACTTAAAAAAGAAGAGTTTTTAAATTTATATAAAGATGGTTATATAACACAATGTTGGTATATTAGTCATGCAATTGACAAAAATCAACATAATGTAATTTCAAAAGGTATTTATAATATTTGTAAATATTTTTATGATTTAAAAGAAACCGATTCAATCGACACTCAAGAAACCCTACTTTCATATTACGATAAAGGATGTAGATTCTCACCACATAAAGATGCGGCAACTATAAATTTATGTTCTATTATTATTTATTTAAATAAAAATTATAATAAAGAACATGGTGGTCTGTTATTACTAAATGGAGAAGAAATTGTTCCTGAATTTGGTAATGTTGGCCTAATGGATTTATCAAAACATGATATATCACATGGTGTAACAAAAGTCACAGAAGGTAATGGTAGATATGCAATTCTTTCTTTTGCAAAATTAAAAAGTAATATAGAATAATTTGGTAAATCCAATAATTTGTCTTATATTAGACTTATTATGGCAAGAGTATCATTTTCACAATATAGTATGTGGCATAGTTGTCCACATCAATACAAATTAGCATACATAGATAAGTTAGGAGAAAACTCTTCTAATATACACTCAATCTTTGGAACTGCAATGCACGAAACACTTCAAAACTATTTGGAGAAATGTTTAAGAATATCAAAGTCACAAGCTGACAAAATGATTGACTTAAAGGAGTATCTAAAAGAAAGAATGAGAGATGCATATCTTAAAGAAACCGAAGGTGAAATAGGAAATACTACAATATGTACCAAAGAAGAAATGGTGGAGTTTTTAGAAGATGGAAATGTCTTATTAGATTGGTTTCAAAAACCCAAAAACTTTAACAAATTCTTTTCGTTAAAACACGATGAGTTGGTAGCAATTGAACAACCTATAAACACAAAGATTTCTGACAATGTAAACTTTATGGGTTTCATAGATTTGATTATCAGAGATACTTTTACAGGTAGATATAGAATCATTGACTTTAAAACTTCTACAAGAGGTTGGAGTAAATATCAAAAATCGGACCCAGTTAAAAATGCACAAATCCTTTTATACAAAAAGTTCTATGCAGAATTACTAAACATTTCCGAAGATGTGATTGATGTTGAATTTATCATATTGAAAAGAAAGGTAGAGGTAAGAGAGGACATCCCAACACATAGAATGAGTAAGCATGTACCTGCAAATGGTAAGGTATCGGTAAATAAGGCTTGGAAGGGATTTACGGAGTTTGTAGAGAGTGTATTTGACACCGATGGTAATTATAGAACCGATATAGAATATCCTAAAAATGCCACCAAACTATGTGAATGGTGTGAGTTTTTTGATAGAGGAATATGTGATAGAGGATTAAAAAATTTAAATTAAACAATATATATTTTAAAAATAAGTTATGGCAAAAAAGAAGATTCTGTTATTATCAGATGATTTAAGAATGGCAAGTGGTATTGCCAATGTCTCCAAACAATTAGTATTAGGAACGGTTGATAAGTATGATTGGGTTCAATTAGGAGCTGCAATCAAACATCCAGAAGCCGGAAAGGTATTGGATTTGAGTGAAGATGTTCAACAAAGAACTGGTGTCAAAGATGCAAGTGTAAAAGTAATTCCGTTTGATGGATATGGTAATCCTGATATTATCAGACAATTACTTATGACTGAAAAACCTGATGCAATCCTACACTTCACCGACCCGAGATATTGGATTTGGTTATATGAAATTGAACATGAAATTCGTCAATCAGTTCCTCTTTTCTTTTATCACATTTGGGATGATTTACCAGACCCAAAATATAATAGAGATTATTATGAAAGTTGTGATTGGATTGGATGTATTTCAAAACAAACTTATGGTATTACTAAACGAGTTTGGAGTTGGGATAAAGAAAAACATTGGACTAAACCTGCCGATTGGCAAGTAAGTTATGTACCACATGGTATTAATTCCGACTTATATAAACCAGTAGAAGTTCCAAAAGAATTTAAGAAAGAAATATTTGGTGATAAAGAATATGATTTTGTATTGTATTGGAATAACAG